GTGCCGAGGAAACGGATGCATTCAGCCTCACCGGCAAGTTGCCCGCGGGCAATGTTGATCCAGTTGTCGATATCGGCGTTGGCCACGAAGGCAGTCGGCTCTGCCGGGTTCTGCAGCAGCCTCTGGGTCTGGGTGATGTATGCGGTCAACACAGCAGAAACTCCTCTGCCGTGCTTACGGCCCTACAAAGAGCAGAACCGGAATGGCAGGCGTCGAGCGCTCGGCGTCGTACTTGTACATGTGCAGGGCGCCATCCGGTCCCTTGCACTGCATGAGACCACCCTGCTGCATCGTAAGCTGGCTGCCGCTCTGTACCGCAAACGGACCCGCCACGCCGCTTGCCTGCGGCGAGCAGGCGTTGCTGTTCAAATCCGTGTCCGGGATGATCAGCCCTTTGGTGTTGGTCCCAGGGTGACTCATATTGGCGTCGACCCCGGTAAGCGCGTGGCTATAGGTTGTCATCGGTTACCTTACGGTGCCGGTTGCACAACCGCGATATCGATCACGCCGCCGACCGAGAAGGTGACGGTCGGGCCCACGACCGAGCCGGCGCCAGCCGCCGGGCCGCCGGCCCACATGGCCGGGCAGACGATCGGAGTGGGTTTGCTCTCGAACAAGCCGCCATCCTGGATGGTGCCGACCTGAGCGGCGATGGTGCCCAGGTTGGTGATCGTAAGCGTGGACTGCAGCGGGCGGATGTTGAAGCCGATGCCGACGTAGTCCGGGTTAAGCGTGAGCGAGCCGAGCGACGGCGCACCGCCGACCGACGTACACAGCGCCGAGACCGTGCCCCAGCCAGTGCCAGTGCCGCTGGTGCTGACCGCGGTGATGGTCTGCAGGAACACCGGAGAGAGCGTGGCGTTGGTGCCGGCGCCCGACGGGGTGAGCGTGAGGTTGGCCGGAACCAGCGAGGAGCCGTTGTTGGTGCAAAGCACGCCAGTGATCGAGCCGGAGCCGGTCAGGCTGAACACCACCGAAGCCGCGGTGATGCCGGTCGACAGGTTCGGATCGAACGGCGACGGCACAATCACGCCGACCGGAGCCGACTGGTAGCCAGCGCCTTGGTTGGTCAGAGTGATGGCGCTGACAGTGCCGCTGGAGATGACGCAGTAGCCGGTTGCCGGGATGCCGCCAACACCGTTGGCGTTGTTGGCCGCGGGCGGGGGCGGAGCGATGAAAAGCTGCGGGGGCACGCCGTAGCCGGCGCCGGCCGCCGCAAGCGTGCCGCCGTAAACGTTGATGGCGCCGCCGACGATCGGAAGCCAGGTCGAGCCGCCGCCGCCCACAACAGTGATCGTGGTCGAGGACTGCACCCAACCGCCCTGCGTGGTCGGGCTGGTGTTGATGGCGCCGACCGGGCACGAGGTCAGGTTGGCGATGCGCGTGGTGAAGCCATCGGACTTGATGAAGTTCATGCCGCTCTGATGGCCGCCGGAAGCACCGAACGTCCAAACGTTGGTAATCGGGTCCAGGAACTGCAGGACCAGATACATGCCGAGCGAGATGTACCAGTCGCCGGCAGGGATGACGAAGCTGTCACCCATGTTCAGCGCGATACGATTGGTCGGCGTATCAGCCGGGGCGTTTTGAAGCTGGGACGGGTACAGGTTCTGCGGGAGCGGCAGACCAAGACCGGGACCGGAAAGCGGGCTGGGCATTACTTATCTCCTCATCAGAACGCTGCGCCGCCGATATTGTAGCCCCAGGCACCTGAGACCGACTTGGCGGTGAGAATGTCGTAGCCGACGACCACAACGCCCTGCTGTCCGATCTGCCCGAGCGGCACCAGTGAGTAGAACCCGCTGAAGTCGAACGCGGCATCTTCCGACATGTACATGGCGGTGTATTTGACGTTGGCGGCGAAACAGGACCCTTTCGGGCAGAAGTGGTCGTTGAAGATCGGGACGCCCGAGACCACGAGGTTCGGGAAGCTCGACCGCACCGCGGTGTCCATGTTGTAGGCATTGCCGACAACTGGGTTGACCTGCTCGATGCCCTGGAAGTTGGTGTTGAGCGTGGCGTAGTCGCCAGGGTTCATGACGATGAACGTGGGCGCCTCGCCGCCGGCAGTGTTGGTCACCTGGGCAATGAACACCGCCATCGACTGGCGGGTGAAGCCAAGCGTGCCGACGCTGAAAGTGGTCTGGTAGGTGCCGGAGTTCAGGTTGATGTACTGGCCCTTGAACGCCGCGTTGCCCTGCGCGTTGCGGTTGATGCCGCCGTAGGTCGGGAAGTTGGTCCCGTCATCGAAAGCGTTGAGGAACGAGTCGGGCTGCAGCGGGTTCGCCGAGTTGTTGGTGAATACCAGCGTCGCCATGTTCTGGCGGGTCACGGCATACACGTCGTTCATCCGCGCCTTGAGCAGCGAGATTTCACGATCGGTCGCCTGGATGATGGTTTCGCCGAAGGGCAGCGGGACGGGCACGACCCAGTAGGCGAGATTGAACTGCGCGTTCTGAATGCCGGGGGTGATGACGGGACTGTTGAAGCCGCCACCGTAACCAGTCCATTGCCCCTGGACCATCGAGTTGCCCTGCAACGGGATGGTGACCTGGTTCAAGCCGCCCGCGGCGCGCTGCGCGTTGCCTGTCAGGTAGAACAGGGTCGGCGAGCCGTAGTAGATCTGAACGAACAGACGCGGGACGAAAGCGCGCCGGGTAACTGCCGAGAGCTCGTTGTAGAGACTGCCGGCCGCCGGGGCGACACCAATACCGGGAAGGGGCACGCTATCCTCCTACTATCAACGCCGAACGCCGCGGATTTCCGCGAGCGCTTCGTGGGTCATTTTGTCGAGAAGCGAGGCACTCTCGCCCTTGGTCTCGACGAGCTTCTTCAGATCGGCGTCGCCGTCTGTCGGGAGTTCGAGGAAATTCCAGGCGCCGGTGCCGCCAGGCATCGCGGGAGCCTGCGGCGGATTCTCGCGCTCCCAGTGATTGGCGGCGATCTCGTGGTTGGTGATGCCTTCCTTGGCCATAAGCTCCTCGACCGCCTTGATACCGTCCGGCGTGAAGCCGCGGCTGCGCAGCTTGTCCTGGCCGGCGCTCCACTTGGCCTCGAACGCCGCCTTCTTGCGCTCGGTCTCGGCCGTGGCCTTGTCGTCCTCGACAGACTTGCGGAACTCGGCGAACTCTTTGCGCACTGCCTCGATCGGCTCGATCAGCTTGGTCTCGGCGTCGAGCGTCGGCGTCGACACGTTCGGGTCGACTTCCTTGTGCAACTTCTCGAGCGCCGCTTTGCGCTTCGGGTCGGACGCGATCTGCGCCAGGACTTTCTCCCGGCTCGTCATTCGATTGTAGATTTCCTCGTCGACCTCGATGAGCTTGCCCATGACTTACTTGCCCACCGTCGAGCCGGCATTCGGCACATGCGAGAGAGTCGCCGCGCTTTTCATGCCCTTGGGAAAGTTCTGCGCGCCGGTACGGCCGCCGATGTCGGCGTGCATGAGATCGATGCGAACGATCTGCTCGTCGCTGGTCGGGATCGACTTCGCGGAATTCTGAAAGATGTTGACGTTGGACATGGCTGCTCCTTACTTGTCGCTGCCGGCGTTGCGCACGTTGCGCACGCTCATCGGCTGCTCGACACCGTGATTGATGAGTTTGTAGGTGTAGTCGTTGCACTGCTCGGGAACCATCATGGCGACCACCGGCTTCTGGCCGATGTACGCCGGGTCGTTGTGCTTCTTGTCCTCGAAGATGCTCATGCGGCTGCCTGTCCCGGCATCTGCGGCGCGCCCGGCTGGCCACCGCCACCCTGCGCTGCCTTCATCTGTTGCTGCCGCATCATCTGCATCTGCTGGTTCTGCTGCGCCTGTTTCATCGCGGTCTGGTCGAGCGTGTTCTTTTCTGAAGCCGGGGTCGAAGAACCGGGCACGACCATCTTCGAAAGCTTGGGCAGGACTTCGAGAATCTTCTGCCCCAGTTCCGAAGTGGCGCCGGCTTGGCCAAGGGCCTCACCGATCATCTTCACGGCCATGCCCAGCTTCTGCATCGCGCCCGCCTCTGCTCCCCGATTGGGAGTTGGTGACGGAGCGCCGGGAGACCCGAACGGCGGACCCTGCCCACCTTGCGGCTGACCGGGCTGTGCTTGCGGACCTGCAGGTTGCGGCTGAGCGATTGGCACGAATACCCTGTGAAAAAGTTGGCGGCGATCAACCGACCGCCGCCGTTACTGACGGCGACTGGGCCGGTTACTTGCGCTTGTGCTTGCGACCGCGCCGATTGCGTTCGAACACCATTGACAGCCTCCTATAGTTCGAGTTGACGAGGGAACGACCCCTCCGGGCCGACACGGGAGCATCAGCCATCACATTGACAAACACCATTAAGGCGCTGTATCTGCTGTTATACTGTTTTATATGGCGGTGACTTGCAGTGGAGACCCCAAGACGTGGCCGGAACAAAGCTTAATGATCTGGACATGTGGACAGTCAAAGAAGCGGCCTATTACTACCGCGTCCACAAAATGCTTCTGTATCGCTTGGCGCGAATTCCGGTTGAAGAAGGCGGGCCGCCGGTTCAACGGATCGGGGAACACATCAGATTCCCACGCGAGGAATTCATAGCGTGGGCCAAGAAACCGAAAGGAATGAAATGTTCAGCTTGACCGTCGTATTTGGAACGCCCGCTACCCCGCTCACACTTCTGTATCACACCGAGGACGCTGCAAAAGCGGCCTACCATGGCGCAGGCACTGGTGATCTGATTGCGTTCAAGGACGATTTCGGACAGGTGGCCAGCATCGTCCGCAACAGCCTGCACGGCGTAGTGCTGGAAGATCTGGACAAGTCGGCGATGGTGAAGGTCGAGATGGGCCTGCACAACATGCGAACCCAGATCAAAGCCAACACCATGGGGCGAGCCGACCCCGCGATCGCCGCGCACATGCGCGCAAGTCAGCAAGGGCCGAGCATGATCACGCCCGGCGGATTGAACGGCCGCTTTTCCTAGCGCTTAGCTTTTGCCTTGAACAGCTGGACTTCCCGGCACTCCAAGTCCTGATCCGGCTTCAGATACTCCGCCGCAGCCATGACCTGCAAGCAGGCTTCGGCGGACGGATAGGCGACGATGTTGCTGTCAGGAACCAGCGCCACGTTAGGCTGTAACATCATGCAGTAGCACACGATAATCCAGAACATGTCCCGCTCACTTGTGGTGACCACCGCCAACAAGCTGCTTCTCAAGCACTTTATTTGCCACTTCCGGGTTCTGCTTGAGCAGATTCTGCATCAAGTCGGCCTGCTTCTTCTCTTTCTCGCGCAACCTGATCTTTGCCACTTCCTTGTTCGGCAATTGGGTGTTGTCGATGACATACTCGGCGTCGACCACACCCTTGCCGTGCGCCGCGAACACAAGTTGGGTGTTCTCATCGGAGAAGATCGGCGACGATGAATGGCTGTCAACCGTCACGCGCCAGTCGGGAGACAGGTCCGTGAGCAGAAACTTGGTTTTCTCGATATCGGTGATCGGATCGTCGGCCTTGGTCCAGTAGAAAGTCTCATCCTTGAGCTCGCGCAGCGTCAGAGTGAGGTCGGCGCAGATAGCGCACTGACGTTCGACCAGCAAAGCGCGGTCGCGCAACGTCGGTGAAGCGGTTTTCATCAGCGTATCGGCGTGACTGCCGGCCCGAACGCCAGGTTCACCCTGCCCCTGCATGATCGGAGGGTAGCCCTGGATCAAATTAATCATTTCCATGGCCCATTTGATCATAGGCATCAGCTCAGCGGGCATTTTCGGCGTCAAATCCTTGACATCGGCACCCTGACCCAGATTTCCGTACCCCGCACCGCGGAATTGACCGTAAAGTTCGTCGGTGATGGTGTTGTCGCCGGTGAAAAACAGCAGTTTATCGACTTGCATCCCCAGGAGTCGGCGCGCGTCGTCGCACCAGGTCGACAAAAGCGCCTGCGGCTCGATGATATCGACCAGTTCCGACCGCCCCCAGAACCAGTTCGTCACCTCGTTGGGCTGAATCAGGCGGTAGGGCTGCAACTGGCTGCCGTTACCGAGCAGATTCTGCTTCTTGAAGATGACTTTGCCGTCCGTATAGGGCGTCAGAAGGATCGAATCGCCGATCAACTGAATCGTGATGTAGTCGTCATGGTCCTTGACCCACAGTTCGTGCATCTCAACCACGTCGGC